GAGACACTTTTAGGTTGCGCTGGCGCTTCAGTTTTATTGGCGTCTTTTTTGCCACATAGCGTTACATTGCTCACATTGCATATCAGGTCGCTTTTAACTTCACCTTGCTTGTTTGTGTATGTCTGCAATGCAATCTCGCCTTGAATGCCCACCATTGTTCCTTTGAGCATATATTGTTGCAAACTTTCTGCTCGTTTACCAAACAGACTACATCTTACCCAACTGGAAATTGCATTTTTGCCATAGCCATAATTCACAGCTATTGACCATGACAGTATTGCAGTTCCCTCTTTTGTTTGTCGTAGTTCTGCGTCATTGCCGATATTGCCTATTGCGTTAAAACTGTTCATATTTTATATCCTTTGATTATGGTTATTAATTCAATTACTTCTTTGTAAAACTTGCCCACTTCTATTTCAGCTTTCATGATAAATTCATTATCACGCGGTACTCTTTTAACAAACAACTCTAATCCATCCATCATTTCAGGGCAAAAGCTAACATAGTCACACCATTGACGACCAGTGCAAGCCATTTGCCACTGCATTTGGCTAATGTATTTTGCTTGAATATCGCCAGTGGTTATTGTCGTGCAATGTGTATTTTTGTTTGGGCATTTTATCTCAATCAAGCCATCCTCACCAACCAAGCCATCAGGACTTGCCCCACTCATTGAAACAAATGGATGGTCAATAAAACCAACTTCTTGCACAACCACATTGAATTTAACTTCATAGAACATTCGTGCTATTGGCTCAAGTTCAGTTCCACGCGCCATTGCATCATTGGTAAAACTTTCAGTCTTTGTATTAGATAAAAGTTCACAGGCTAAATCCATTCTATACTTTGCTCTTGTTAATGATTCAGCTCCACCTTTACCATTAGTCATAACATCGGCTAATTTGCTGGCAGTTACTTTGCCAAGACGCGCTTTAAACCAATCATCAGAGCCTTGAATTTCATTCATTTGGCATCCTTTCTTTGGACTTGTTTTGTCAATAGCCACTTTTCACCCATCATTTTTTTGCAATCAGCGACTTTCTTTTCACGCAACTCAATATCTTTTTGGCTTGGTGGCTGTAATTTATAAAGGCTAGTCACAATCATATTATTCCCCTTTTGAAATCGTATTTTTTCTAGCGGTTGTTGCCTGATTAATTTGAGATTTAAGCGCCTTGTTTTCACCAACCATTTCAACTGCTTCAGTGTAGATTCTTTGCAAGTCAGGGAGCGTTGTCGCTTGTGATATTGCATTCAATATTGGCGTTATATCAATTTCAGGTATTGGGTCTGCTGGTGGCAAATCTTCGCCATTGTAGATGTATAACCCAAGCCCATGAAGCGCAATCGCTTTGGCTAAAGCTCGTTGCATAGCCGTATTGACCGCAAACGCATCAGGGTTCACTATGGCTTTGTTCTTATAGTCCATTACTGGCAACTGCGCTGTCATTGACTTACCAAAAGCCGTAACAGTACAGAACACCATCATAGTGTCATTAAAAACTGCTGGCTCTTTATATTCCCAAGTAGCAGTTGGGTCTTGCATCAACAAAATGTCCACAGCCCAAGCCCATGATAAGTAGGTCAAGTTCCCTTTCTTTTCAGTATGCTCATTGACATTAATCTGTCTAAGATTTTCATAGTGGTTTATATCTTTTGTCATATCTTGTTCCTTTTGATTAAGTTCATGTAAATGCAAGGCGTAATCCTCGTCATTTTGTCTTTCTACTTCCTGCTCACTTGGCAAATCTGCCTCGTTCATTTATCGCCCCAAATGTATTCACCAATAACCAACGGTAGCAAAAACACAAACAAGCCAATACATAAAATTAATAAATTATCCATTTTTATTTCTCCAGTTCAATGATTTGGTCTTCAATTAATTCAATTACCCTATCTGATAACACATTGCTTAAATCTTGCACATCGCCTACAACCTCAATGGCGTTTATTTCAAGCTCATAATCTGTTGGGCTATCACCAGTACCGTATGCGTCACGCACTACAGTTAGGTCAAAATAAACATCAAACTCAACACCATGTACTGTAACAGTCTGTACGCTCATTAGATGCACCTCGCATAATAATCAACACCATCAAAATTAATTGTCACATAATCCTGCGCCACATTTTTTGCTGTAGATTCCCAGTCAATATCAATCCATTTTGGCAATTCTTTTGGGATGTAACCGCAATCTTCACAAAGCTCCCTAACATAATCAATCCAATAATCCTCACAGATTAAAGTTTCGCCATGCTCCCACTCGCTACTATAATCTTGGAATTCACTACGCAATGCCAACAAACTTTTTAGCGTTTCTTTGTCAGCGCCATCTAAATTATTCACATTGCTTTCTAACTCAATAATCAACGCCTCAACATCTCTAGTGTCAATTATAAAATTACCAGCAGTCACATCTTGTAGCATCATTTTTAACTCCTTGTCATTAAGATTTTGTATTGCACAAACACATTCTAGCAAGCTCGCAGAATAATGCAAGCAATACTTTTACTCTTTTTTTAATCAAGTAGAACCATGTATTCTTTTGGATAATGCTCTCTAAACCAAGAGCAACCATCTTGCACCATTTGATAATAGCCAAGCATTTCAGCTCCAGTGATGCTGTCATAGACCGCTAACGCTTCAGGCACTAACATACATGTAGAGCCACCAAATCTATTTTCTACTTCAATCAATCCTGATTCATATATGTCGCATGGAAATGGTAGCTTGATAATCTTATAAGTAACTTGGTCTATGTATGCCAAACTCATGTCTTCGCCTTGAGCATCGCGCATATCTATTTCGCGTTGCGCTGAATCTAAGTTAGCTTGATGTGCGTCTTGTTTTGTCATTTTAATAACTCCTTTGGAAAAAACCATTTTCAATATCAGCTATTCGTTGAGATTCAGCTTCACGCTCATAAAGGTCAATTTGCTCTTGAGTCACCTTTCCAGTTCCACCGCAACATTCACAAGTTGAATCATAAGCGCCAGCAAAATAATCATCTAATTCATCAGGACTCCATTCTTCCATATTGATAACGCCTAAGCGTTTTGAATGAGCCCCGTCACCATCACACACATAACAAATACTCCATTTAACTTTTTTCATGTTTAGCTCCTAGAAGTTATAGTCATAAAACTTGCGTGGTGTATCACTCAATTGATAGCGATGCCCATATTTATCACACCACTTGCCATTGGCATGCAGTCTAATTCTAAAGATACCGTATTCTTCACTGGGAGTAATTATCCATTTTTGGACATTGTCACTATGCGCTGAAAACCCACCTATTTGAAAACTGGGTTTCACAGACATATCTTGAACCGTATCCATTCTTCGTATTTCAATGGTCTTTGGTGTCACTTGTCTAATTACTTCATATGGTGTTACATCTGTATATCCAATGTGATTTGCGTATTTCATGTTTATCTCCTTAAATTCCAAGCCATTTGACTAAGCCATTTAATTGTTTTCTTCTTTCAATTATTGCGTCTTTGTCTTCTTGCCATTGCATATCAAACCAAAGTTCTTGCGCTAATTTTTCAGGCAATTCAATAATTTTGTCATTTTTTTCATCAGTATATTCATCACACATCTTGCTCTCCTTAGTTAAAAATGTATTGCACAATTACATTCTAAGCTAATGAATAATAAATGCAACACTTATTTTCAATTAATCTTTCTTTTTGTAGAATAATGTCCACCCATCAACTCGGGTATTGTCATTCATGTACAGGTCGTATTCTCTAATATCAATCCTGCAATGGTCGTAATAGGGCGTTGTTGTCCAATCTAATATTTCAGACATGTCACCAGCTCCTAAAACCATTTCACCGCCATTGCCGTTATTGCCTAAAATCACATATGGCTTAGTCACATATATTGGTTTATCAAGTACAGCGCCATCTTTGAATTGTTTAACGGTTGTCATGCTGGTCTCCTTAAGTCTTTAATTAATTTAAATCCACAGTTTTCAACTCTATAAATTCTTTTGTCCACAAAAACAATATCACCAACACTTGTAGAACGCTTACTGCTATTGGCATCCGTTGTAACGCCCTCATTTTCAGACCAATGGTAATCAATGCTATTGGTTGCTTCAAATGCCATCTCTAAAAAATCACCTATTGTTTTGGCTTCAGCTTCAAAAAAACAAGCAGATTTAAAATCTTCTAAATTTAAATCCTGCTCTTTAGGGTCAAACTTAATTCTATGCAACACTATTCCCATCATTTTCATTCTCCTTATTCAAAAATTGCATCAACATAAATGCCATGCGTTCTTACTTCAACTTCAAAATACTCGCTATCAGGTGACTCTAACAACATCTCTTTAAAGTCTTGTTTTTCAATATTCACATAACAATCCGTACCAGCTATCGTTGCTCTTAGCTTTTTTGGTGTTTTGTTAATCAATGCCACTAACTCTTTGTTTGTCATTTCATGCTCCCTTGCGTTAAAATGTATTGCACAATTCACATTCTAGGCGTATTTATAATAAATGCAATACTTTTTTTAAAAAAGATTAAAATAATTTTCAGGAAACAAAATGAGTGAACAT